ACACATATATCTTGTTGTAATTTTTGGTAAGCATCTGCTAAATACCTCAGCGGATAAATGGTGGCAATTTGAAACTACAATTCCATCTATATACTTTTTAGATGAACCAATTACAAAATTATGGTTGTCATCTACTTCTATATCATAAACATATGGTTTTGAACATCTATTTGCACCTTTATTATTATAATATTCAATATAGGATACTCGTAAAAGTCCATAATTTAGAAATAAATTATTCCATTTATATTTAGATTCATTATATTTTAAATTTATTTTATACAACATAGAATCGTGTATATATGGTTTAACTTTATTTATAAGATTAATTGAATTATTTTTATCGAAATTTAAATAAAAATATACTCTTGATTTTTTTATAGTACAGTTAATTCCGTGTAATTTAAACATATTGACCAGTTTCAGATTTTGTTCATAACTGAAATTATTTGTATGAATTGATATTTGATTATTACTTAATGAACCATCATCCATTAACCATATAGCGATTCCTCTAAAATCTATTCTATCAAGTATTTCATTTGGAATAAATTTTGTGTCTTTAGGAAAATCAATTTCACAGTAGAAAATTTTAGTTGAAAAGCAACAAGCTTGTTTTTGCGAATAACCATTATTCTCTATAATTCTTAAGTTATTTACATTAAACATTTTTGCTTTCCATTTACAATATTCAATTTGGTTAATACCATGTGTAAAACCTAATCTGTATCTACAGCAACTCGTTTTATAAATATGACCATCTCCTAGATAGGAGCCATATATAATTTGTAACTGATCATTATTTAATGCTAGAGAAATTATATTATCTATATGGTTTTTGTCATATTTTGATATGACAAAATCTTTATTTGTTAAATCTTTTGCTTTTATATAACCTTTTGTTGTAAGAATTTTATGGTCTGGAGTACAATTAATTACTCTTTTTGATAATTTTACTTTTAATAATTCTTTATGTTCTTTTCTCCATGCATAAGTAAGACTCTTTAATTCAAACTCTTTTGTTTTTTCATTAAAACTATATATTTTAGGAAGCTCATTATAATCTTTACTTGTCTTCCATTTTTCATAAAGAGTGCCTATTCTAATTAATCCTTGATTAGTTTGAATTTTAGTATCATAAGGAAAACATTCGTCAATAATTACAAACCCAAACTGTTTGAAGATATTACTATCATAATCTTTCATAGCAATACTCTGTAAGCTACCCATTACAATATCTTTATCCTCCACATCAACTATTTTTTGTTTAATTTTACCTACTTTAGCTTTTGGTAAATACTGTTCTATTCTTTCTTTCCACTGATTACTTAAGAAATCTTTATGACATATTATTAAAGTTTTCTTTTTAATAATTGAAGCAATATATAAACCCATTACAGTTTTACCATATCCAGGTGGTACTGATATAATACCACCCATTTTTGTTGGTGTTTTCATTGCATCTAAAAACTTTTCAATAGGTTCCTTTTGATTTTCACGAATAGAACCATTAAATATTAGACCACTTACATCTTCTCCTTCTTCTAATTGATTTACATTTGGAACTCCAAACTTTTGTAATCCATAGAATCTTGGTATGTATAACTTTTTAGCATTTTCACGGTATAAAGGAAAATAAATTGGCTCAGCATCATCCATCATATTAAATGTTCTTGGTGATACTGTCAAATCATCTTTTAATTTCTCTATTACATCTTCATTTCCTTCTTTTGAAATACTATATCCTTTATTAGATAAATATGTTTTACCAGTAATTTTTATTTTTCCTCTCATATTTTTTATATATTTTATTTAGAAACCATATGGTATTAACTTTACAATATATTAGATTTACTGCTTTAATATCTTTATTATTAGTTACTGTAATAAATTATCAATTTTTAAATATTTTATTAAACCAATACGCTCAAGTATTTGTAGGTATAATAATACTTTATACATTATATTATGTAGATACTATAACTGCTTTTATAATGGCTATAGTTGTGGCTACAGCGTTTATTAAACTATATAGAGTTAATATACCTAAGATTATAAATGTTGATTCTAAAGAATCTAAAAATGTATCATCTAATAAAGAGAAAGCTGATACAAATGAAATTACTACTATGAGTTTGAAGGATAAAAATAACTTTGTTGGAGTAAAAGGAGTTTATGGCGAAGAAGTATATAGTTCTCAGGGAGGACATAAAGAAATATCAGGGTATAGTGATTTATAAGTTAAACTTCCACATAAATATATAAAGAACTACTGAAAGTAATCCAATACGTATTATATGTTCGTATGATGCTAACTTTTCTAAAGCTGGTATTTTTTGATAGAGTAATTCCATCGCATTTGGATGTAACAATACATAAGCTATAATAGCAGAGTATATAGCACGTTTTGCAATATCGTGTTCAAAGAAGTCTTGTGATTGTGATTGTTTATTTTTTAAGTGTTCTAATACAATAGGATTTTGTTGCGAGGGTAGTGATAATGGTATATTTTGAGGAATTGAAATAGTAGGTTTAGATTCCTCTTGTGGTTGCATCTCCTTTAAAATTGCTAATACTTCTGGATCTTCTTCTTCGTTAGAAGTCATATTTTGTTTAATTGGAATATTTGATATAGCAGTACTCATAGAAGACATTTTATACTAATTTTGAAAAATATTTTTTGTTCTTTTGATTAAACGCCCTTAACTACATTTTTCTCATCTTCAGGACAAGAAATTCCATATGGTTTATATTTAAAACATTCTCCTTCAAATTGATATACTTTACCAGTTACCTCTTCTGTAGCTGGAGCTGATATTACTATACATTTTTTATCTTTACATACTTTTTGAAAAATTAAAGCTAATGCTATGCCAAATAAAGCTGAAATAAATATTTGTCCGTTATCTGTATAAAATAATCTTGAGCTTAAGCTATCTATATTACTAAATATTCCCATTAATATATCCTAACATAAATAACTATAAAATATAACTACAAATTTTAACAAAAAAATCAAAAAAATAAAAAAGAATTTTAAAAATCAATTTTCAAAAAAGTTTTTTAAAAAATCAAAAATTTATGTTAAATTTGTAGTTATATTTTTTAAAAGTTAATATAATTATAAATAAATAAATTATATTGAAGTATAAACGGGCTGTGGTGTTATATTTTTATCATTATCAGGACATACTACTTTAGTAGCTTTATATTTGTAACAAGTATCTGATTCGTCTTTATATACTGTTTTATTGCTATTATAGGGATTTGGATATTTAATTACAATTTTAGGTGTAGGTGTTGTAAAATATACGTAGCTTATACCGATTATAAATGATATTAAAAAAGCTATCCAATTTAATTTAAATGTATTCATATAATCTAATAATAAACAATAAAAAAAGAAACTTAAGGGTTTAATGTAAATATTTTACTATCTTCTTTTTGTAATATTTCAGGAATTGTAGTTGAATATAATAACCATTTATGTAATGCTTCTATTTTTCTATTTTCATTAGCATCTTGATATTCTTTTTTTAATTGATGATATTTTTTCATATATTCTGCAGTCACTTTAATTCTTTCATTTCTAAAGTCACTATATTTATTATTATATTCTGTTTTCAAATCTAATTCTTTTTTAATTTTAGCAGCATTATAATCTTTAAACTCTTGTATTTTCCTTTGTAATTTTATATTTTCTTTACCAGAAGAAGAACTTGTGTTTAATAATTCTATTATAAGTTCGTCTAATAATTCTTTACTCATTCTCTATTCTTCATTAATTAAATAAAACATAAAATTACAAAAATAAAAAGGAATTTCAAAATCAATTTTCAAAAAAGTTTTTTACACCTTAGAACATTTAAAAAGCCGACCTAATCCAAATATTTTACAGGTTTGCATTTTATTTTAGAATAAGATAAATAGTATTTAACTGCTGATAATTTATAATCACTACTTTTATGGTGTATGCATTATAATATAATTTAACAATTTATAAAAAATGATTTAAAATAAATACTTTTATACATAAAGAACCTAATATGTCTTCGGAACAAACAACCAGTCAATCAGAAGTTGTAGAACAATTATCTAAACCAACAAAGCTTAATATAAAAAATTACAAAAACCTTTATCAAGATGAATTGAAAAGAAGAAAAAATGCTGAAATTATTTTAGAACAACACAAAAAAGAGTTAGAACAATTAAAAAAAAAATTAAATGATAATAAAATAGAAATAGAAACCTTGAAACAAAATCTTGAAACAAAAAATAAGGATTTGACAGATTTAAAAAAAACAAAAGGTTCTCAGTGCTCTGTGGAAGGAAGTAAATATGAAAAAACAATTCATAATGTAATTAAGCATTGTTATATTAATAATAAACCATTTAATACACAAAAAGAAGATGAATTAGCTGGTTCTTCTAGTAAAAATGATATTGAATGTAATTTTATTACAGAAAATGATATTGGTATAGAGGTAAAGAAATATAATACACCTGATTGGATGCAGTGTAGTATAAAATATAATAAAAAAAATAAATGTTGGGAAGCAACAAAAAAAGGTAAAAACCCCAATGAATGTAGAAAAATGTTTGATAAATTAATAAATAAGATAAATTTATATGATGGAGAAATACCACCATTTATGGATAGATCAATAACACATGCAGAATGGGTTGAATTGAAAAAAGAAACAAAAAAGTGGGATGATAAATATATTGATATTCCTTCTGATTATATATCTAAATTATATCAAGCTAAGGGTTGTAATTATATACAAATTAGTAATGGATATGGATTATATCATTTAGGAAATGACATATGTAATTTTAATGTTCCTTTATTTAATATAGAACAACAACTTAGGATACGAACTAAAATACATACACGAAAAAATAAAAAAGGAATTTGTAATTTATCTGTTACTATTGCCTGCCAACCAAAAGATATAACTAAACTTAATCATTCTAATTATACTCTTGATGATGTAAATAATCTACCTATATCTTTAATTTATAAATCTTAATTTTTAGCCAATTATAACAATTTCTGAAGATTTCTTAGATTTATTCATTCCATAACTCCAACTTGTTTCAATAATTTTAAAATCTTTATATAAATTCTTTATATACTCACAATTATTATAAGTCATAAACCAATTTTGCTTTGTTGATAAACATTTATATAATTTATTATGGTCAAATATATCATGCATATCTCCATTATTTCCATATAAAGTAGATGCTTTTTCTAAATAATAAGGTGGGTCCAGAAATACTATATTTTTGGTATCTTGATTAGTATTAATAAACTCTTCAAAATCAAGATTATAAATATTAAATTTTCTAAGATTTAAATTTTTAATTCTTTCAATTGAAGATTGTGTAAATCGTTTTTTAGAAGCTTCTACAGAAAATCCTCCAGATAATGTTGCGCCACTAAAAGAGCAGCGGTTTATTATAAAATACATAATACTTTGGTTCAGTATATTTTCTTCTCCCATTATTTGTTCCCTTAAATATGTAAATTCGTCTTTATCTATCATATTTATTTTTTTAGTAAGTTCATCACATAATTTTTCTTTGTTATTTTTGCAAATATTCCAAAAGTTATAAAGCGGAGTAAATTTATCATTCGCAATAATTTTTAACTTATAATTATTTTGAATATGAAATTCAAATGAACCACCACCAAAGAAAGGCGATATTAAATTATCAAAATCACTTATATTAAAATGTTCTTTCATAATTGTTTCTAATTTTTTACATGCTCGTGTTTTTCCTCCAGGATACCTTAAAGGAGATTTATTATTTATATTATCCATAACTTCTGTATTATGATTTACTTTTTCATTTTCAACAATCATTTTTTTATTGTTTAATTCTTTTAATTTTTCCTCAACTGCCTTATCTACAAGTGCCTTAATTTTATCAGCATTATTTTCACAAGGTGTTTTGCGTCTATTATGAGAATCATAGTGAGATTTTTGAGAAAATCCTTTTCCACATCGTTCGCATGAATATTTAACCATTTTCGTTATATTTTGTTAATATATTTTATTTTAAAGCAATTTTTTAAATTAACTTAAATTAACAAATTGTGTTAATTTCTAAATATTAGAAAGTCGGCTTTTTAAATGTTCTAATGTGTAAAAATCAAAAATTATGTTAAATTTGTAGTTATATTTTATTCATTAAACCTTCGTTTGCATCCACGGAGAACTTATGTCTTCAAATAAAGATTTAAATTGTCTCGAGACTTTATTTTCATCACTCAATTGCTCTTCGTATAAACTCCATGGAATATATTTTACTTCTACTTTTGGAGGAGGACATGATGTTATTTGTGTGTAATATCCTTGTATTATCAAAAACATAGCTATAAATAATATAAATATTGATATTGCTTTCATTTTAATCCTTAATAAAATGTAATAAAAATAATTAATTTAATACCCGTTATTATTTATTCATCTGTTTTCATATCAGTATCTCCTTCTTCTCCTTCTTCTTCTTCTACAATTGTAGTTTTAATAATTTCATTTTCTGTTTCCTTACCTTCAAGCCAAGGATCCTTTTTCTCAAGAGCATTTTTAAGTTGTTCTTGTGCTTCTTTAATCTTTTCTTCTTTGCGTTGTTCGTAGAATTGATCTCTCAATTCCATATTCTCACGATACCCCTTCATTAGTGTATTAAGCTGTGTTTCAGCATATTCTTGCTCTTGAATTTCTTCAGGATTTGGAGACCATGGACACCAGACACCAACTTGAGCTACGAATATATTAAACTTATCACCCATACGACGTAATAATTCAGCACGTGTTTGAGCCTCTTTTTGTGTTTCGTATGTTCCACGAACTTTAATACCACGAATAGAAGTTTGGAAATCATTCTTTTCAATATACTCCTTTTCTACTTCACCAGAGTTGTTTGACTTAAAGAACTTAAAATCTTCTTGAAGATCATTACCAGAGAATAAATGTCCGTAATTTTCACGAATTTGTTTTAATGAATCTTTTGCTTCAGGATATTTATCGCTCAAACCATTATACAATCCATTAAGATCACTTGAAAACTTTTCAAGATATTTTTCAAGATAGAACACTTCTTTATTACGAATTAAATCTTCAGGGGAGATAAAAGATAGACATACATAATTTTGACCACGAATTGGTTTATCTTCATCCAGAAAATCTACTTCTTTTGTTGAAACTAATGATCCTGACATTTTAAAATATACTTCAATAAATATTTTTAATATCATCTTTTTAAATAAAAAAAATCTTATTATATATTAATCTTATAATATGGAATACTCTTTTAACATGCAAGAAGTTTTCACTCGTGTCGTAAAATACCTTATTGAAGGTCTTGTAGTTGGTATCGTTGCTTCTCTACTTCCTGATAAACCCATGTCTACCGACAAGATTGTACTTCTTGGTATGACTGCTGCTGCAATGTTCGCCATTCTTGACCTTGTTGCTCCCTCTATCAGCACATCTGTCCGTCAAGGTGCTGGTCTTGGTCTTGGGTTTAACCTTGTTGGTTTCCCTGCCTAATAAAAATTTTTAATACATTTTGAATTAATTTTATCATTACAAAATTTTGATTTTTGTAATTTATAACTATTTAAACGTTGTATTTTAAAAAAATATAATGATAGATGTTTAAAGAGAAAACATCTAAAAAGAGAAATAATGTAGTTGATAATTCTAAAAAAAATACTACTCTTGATGCTAGACATCAAGAAATGATAAAAGAAATAGAAAAAGGTGTTATAGAAAAAGAAAAATTAAAAGAAAAAAAACAAGATATATTAAACAAAATATCTATTTGGAAAGAAAAGATAAGAAATATTCATAATAACAAACAAGATAATACACCAGAATATCAAGAAGCTTGGACGAGTAATATTTATTTTAATAATAAGTTACGTCTAATAGATATAGAATTGGATAAATTATTAGATGAAAATAAAGAAATAGAATATTATGAAAATACCGGAAATATATTATTCGATTACTATAATTTAATTGAAAATCAAGAATCTATGGTTACAAATATAAATGCTATAGATATTGAAGATGATATAAAATATATGAAAGGAAATAAGAAGAAATCTCTTCCACCAAATCAAAAAAATATATTAGAAGCTTTTAATTTAACAAATATTAAAGAG